ACAACCCAACAGGTTCTGCAAGCTATGGCTATCATGAACATGGAAGGCGAAGGCATTGGCGACATCAAGGAATATTTCCGCAAGCAGCTAGTCCAGTTGGGTGTTGTCAAGCCAACGGAAGAAGAACAACAGCAGATGATGGAAGCGCAAGCAAACGTGCAGCAAGATGCACAGACCACCTACCTGCTTGCTGAAGCCGCTAAGTCACAGGCTCAGGCTATCCAAGCACAAGCTAACACTGAATACACCTTGGCACGTTCGGAAGAAACGAAAGCCAAGACAGCAGAGACCATCTCAAACATCGACATTGACCAGCGCAAGTCGGCAATTGAGACTGCTGAAAAGATTGGGGAAGCATTGCGACCCAGTACGAATGTGGTTCCACCCTCCACACAATTTGGGTGAGTTAATGGGGTTAAAACATGAAAACGGCAGAACAGGATAACGACGACAACATCGACACAATCGACATCGACACAGACTTCAATGAGCAATCGGATGATGAGACCAATTCCATCGACGATGAACAAGAAGACGAAGATGACGAAGATGAAGTCGTAATATCTATCGGAGAGGAATCGCCACCTCAAGATGAAGAAGTTCGTGCGCCTGCTTGGGTGCGTGAATTGCGTAAATCAAATCGGGAAAAAGAGCGGAAGATTCGTGAGCTTGAAGCAAAGCTAAATACGACAGCAACTGAGACCAAGCCGGTTGCACTAGTATCTAAGCCAACGCTTGAAAGCTGCGACTATGATTCCGACGAGTACGAACAAAAGCTAGCTGCTTGGTATGAGCATAAACGCGAATATGATGCAGCCGAAGCCAATGTTGCAGCCCAGCGAGATGCTGAAGCTAAGGCATGGCAGGACAAGCTTGATTCCTATGCGAAGGCGAAAGCCTCGTTAAAGGTGCGGGACTATGACGAAGCTGAGGCTACGGCTTTAGATACGTTTGACGTAACGCAACAAGGGATAGTTCTACAAGGCTCTGACAACCCTGCTTTGCTTATTTACGCAATTGGCAAAAGCACCAAGCGAGCTAAGGAACTTGCAGCAATCACCGACCCCGTGAAGTTTGCCTTTGCGGTAGCAAAACTGGAGACTCAGTTGAAAGTAACCAACCGTAGGGCAACAACCGCACCAGAACGTACAATCACCACAAGCGGTGGTCGTGTGTCTGGTTCCATTGATTCACAACTTGAACGCTTACGCGCCGAAGCTCTGAAGACCGGAGACTTATCAAAGGTCATGGAATACAAGCGTCGTAAGAAATAAAACTAATTTAGAAAGAATAGGGAATTAAATATGGCTAACGCTTTTTCGAAAGAAGAAATTGTTGCTTTTGAGGACATCCTCGAAGGCTTCAACGATGCTTTGATCCTGTCAAAGAACATCAACGTATACAACACCAGCGGCGTAACGATGGAGCGCGCACGCGACACCATCTGGCGTCCACAACCTTACATCGCTCAGTCATTTGACCGCGTTGTAGGCACTTCGATTGCGTCTGACGTTTCGACAATGACGCAGCTTTCTGTTCCATCGACCCTCGGTTTCAACAAGTGCTCTGCTTGGCAGATGAACGCACTGGAACTGCGTGACGCGTTGCAGGAAGGTCGCTTGGGCGATTCAGCAAAGCAAAAGCTCGCATCTGACATCAACCTTTCCGTTATGGATTTGGCTGCTGCTCAAGGCACGCTCGTTGTTCCAATCGCAACCGCTGCTGGCGACTATGATGACATCGCACTTTGCGACAGCATCATGAACGAACAGGGCGTTATGGCTGGCGATCGTTACCTCGCTTTGTCGAGCCGCGATTATAACGGCATGGCTGGCAACTTGGCAGTAGCGACTCGTTCGTTCACTGGTAACAAGTCGGCTAACGCATATGAGCGTTCGTTCGTTGGTGAAGTCGCAAGCTTCTCAACCTACAAGCTTGACTATGCTAACCGCTGTGCTGCTAACGCTGCAACTCCAACGATTGCTACCAATGGCGCACAGGTTCGTTATGTTCCTAAAGCCACTGTAAACAACGTTGGCGGCATCTTGAACGTAGACAACCGCTATCAGACCGTCACTGTGTCCACCACAGTTGGCACTGTTGCTGGTGATGCGTTCACGATTGACGGCATTGAAGCTGTTCACCACATCACGAAGCGTTCGACTGGCGAACTCAAGACGTTCCGCGTCATTGAAGTCATCGACGGCACTTCGATGGTTATCAGCCCTCCGATCATCGGTGCTAACTCGACGCCAACTGATGCTGAACTTCAGTATCAGAACGTTGAAGTAGTAGCGACTTCGGCAACTGCTCCGATCAACTTCTTGAACGTTGCAGCTTCGAACATCAACCCATTCTGGCGCAAGGATTCGATTGAACTCCTCCCAGGTCGTTATGCTGTTCCAGATGGCGCTGGCGTTGACGTTCTTCGTGCATCGACGGATCAGGGTATCGAATTGGTCATGACCAAGAAGTTCGACCCACTGACCTTCCAGACGCTTTACACGCTGGACACACTGTATGGTGTGGTGATGACGAATCCAGAAATGGCAGGCGTTCTGCTTTTCAACCAAACTTAATAAGACTGGGGAGGGCTTCGGCTCTCCCCTTTCATTTTCTGTAGGAGCGAACCAATGCCATTGAAAAAAGGTTACAGCCGTTCAAGCATCGGCAAGAATATCAAGATGGAAGAAAAGGCTGGTCGCCCTAAAAAGCAAGCCATCGCCATTGCGCTCAATGTAGCACGCGATGCAGCAATGAAAGCAGGTAAGCCATCGAAGGCTCCTAAGCGGAAGGCAAAGAAGTGACCGACTTTCCAACTATAGTTTATCGCATACCTGGCCCATTTAAGAAGCCTCGTGGTGGCACATACGCTATTCGTCCCGCTGCGGACAAAGAGGCATTCGACGCATTGATCGCCAAGGGCTGGTCTGCGTCTTATGAGCAAGCCAAGGGTGGCAAGGAAGCCAAAGAGATTATTGAATCTGCTGAAGCCTTTGAAGATGCCGTTGACGAAGTATCAGACGCGACCCGCGATGAGCTTGAGGCCAAGGCTAAAGAATTAAAGGTATCGTTTAATGCGCGAACTTCTGATAAGAAGCTAGCAGAACGCATTGCAACGGCGTTGGAGGAATAAATGGGGTATACAAAGCGCCAATTCGTAACGTCAGCCTTTGAAGAAATAGGCTTGGCAGATTACGTCTTTGACCTTCAGCCTGAACAGCTTGAGGCTGCTTTGCGGCGCTTAGACTCCATGATGGCTGAATGGAACGCAGCGGGTATCCGTCTTGGCTACGCAATGCCAAGCAGCCCACAAGATAGCGACCTTGATACAGAAACCAATGTGCCTGACAGCGCATGGGAAGCTATCATCACAAACCTAGCCATTCGTATTGCCCCAGGGTACGGCAAGGCCGTATCTCCTGACACTAAGGTATCGGCTAAGGGCGCTTACAACGTGCTATTGCAACGTGCGACCTATCCGCTTGAACAACAGCTTCCACAGACAATGCCAACCGGACAGGGCAACAAGCCTTGGCGTTGGGATAACCCATTCGTCCCTCGCCCTGCCGACCCTATAGATGCTGGGCCTGATGGCCCCCTTGATTGGAGTTAAACCATGCCTACCATTAATCAGCTACCAACTGTCACACAGGTTTCCGGTGGAGATCAGTTACCTTTGTTCGTAACCAACCAAGGCGATGCCCGTCGTTGCTCTGTTACGACACTCATTGAATACATTCAGGTAAACTTCGGCGCTGTTACCTGTGCTTCTGTTCAGACAACTCCAGTTACCTATGTTCAGCTTCCTACTGCTGTTAACGCTGGGGCAGGAGCTCGCGCATTCATCACTGATGGCAGTAGCACAACATTTGCAGCCACTGTTGCTGGTGGTGGTGCAAACAAGGTTCCAGTATATAGTGATGGCACTGTTTGGAAAGTCGGCTAATTAACCGCAATTAAAGGATTGAGATATGATTATTCAACCAGGTCTAACTCAGACCATCACAGACGTTCTTGTTCCTGCTGGTCAATATATCAGCATTGGCAATGTAGGCAACGATGCCACAACCGTTTCGCTTGAGCCACTCGGCCCATTGAGCTACGAATATTACACCGAAATTGCTTCGCTTTCTAACAGCGCAGAGATGTTTGGCCCTTATCCAGTTGATCGCACAGTGCGTATCACCAGCGGCCTTCAGTCAACAGCGCAATACGACGTAGGCGCACAACCAACGCTACGTGACTTCCCGCCTTTGACAATCGGCAGCCTTGAGCCTGTTAGCCTTGTTGAGCCAGCAGCTACCTTTGTAACGCTTACCTATGACGATGATGCGGGTGACGTAAAGCTGGTAAGTGCCGGCGTTCATGGCCTTACAAACGCAGTGTCGCAAGGCTCTGACCTTTATATCACTTGGACGGGTGGAACGGCATCCACTGGCTTTTATGAAGTGCTGGACGCTGATACGGCTACCGACGAGGTAACTATCGACCTACCTTACATTGATTCGACCGTCACGATTAGCATCGCTGCACCAGGCGTTATAACTTGGGCTGGGCATGGTCTGTCGGTAAACGACACGATCCGCTTTACCACTACTGGCGCATTGCCTACCGGATTGGCTATCAACACCACATACTATGTGAAGCAAGTGCTGTCAGCCAACACCTTCACGGTGTCCACATCAGCAGGCGGCGCAGCAGTCACCACCAGCGGTACGCAGTCTGGCACACAAACTGCTCTCGTTTGGTACGGCGTTGCCGTAGTTGCTGTAGCTAACACCGAAATTACACTAGCATCCGTCACAGTCCCTGGCTGGTCGATGGGCGTTGGTGGCGGTATGGAGATTGACGCTCTATTCACGGTAACCAATAACGCTACAGTCAAAACCTTAGGCATGACATATGGCGGAGGCGTTCTCTTGGCTGCTGCGGCGGCTAACAACACCAGCGCGTGCGTTCAGAAGCTAATGTGCAATCGTGGCAGCTCGCAAGTCGTCAGCAACTCAGCAACTGCGGTAGGTCATGGTCTATCGACTGGTGCAAACGTGTTCTTGAACGTCGATGCTACACAGGATCAGACATTTGCAATCACGGTAAAGCCAGCGACTGCGAATAACCTTATGCGGCTTGAAGCGTTCAAGCTTCATGTAACTTTCTAATTGGAGAATTGATATGAAAATGGGTGGCGGAAAGATGAGCTACGGCTCAAAGGGTATGGGAATGGCGAAAAAGGCCGTTGCCAAGGCTGGCAAGTCAATGACGATGACCAAAGCCAAGAAGAAAAAGAAGTAAGCATCCTGCATGAAAAAGGATTCGCGCCTTACTCGTGCAGGTGTCGCTGGCTATAACAAGCCTAAGCGCACACCATCGCATCCGAAGAAGTCGCACGTTGTTGTCGCTAAAGAAGGCGATAAGATAAAGACCATTCGATTTGGAGAGCAAGGCGCTAAGACCGCTGGAGCGCCAAAGAAGAATGAGTCTGAGGCAATGAAGAAAAAGCGCGCATCTTTTAAGGCTAGGCACGCAAAGAATATTGCCAAGGGTAAGATGAGCGCTGCGTTTTGGGCTGATCGCGTGAAGTGGTGACATAGCATCTAAATTGTGTTAGGTGGCTAATAAAGGAGTTTAGTATAATGGTTCGATCTTTTTCTCCTGCCAGAAACGGCACGGTAAATATCAATGTTTCCGGCTCATCGCAGCGCGTTCTGGTTGGTAAGCGTAATAGTCCAATTACCGTTCGCATTATGAACAATGGTACGGCTACTGCTTGGATTAATGGTGGGGATGTAACTGTAACTGCAAGCACGACAACTAGCGCCCCTGTAGGCCCTGGCGTGCATGAAGTATTGACATTCTCCCCTGGTAAAGACGGCAATCTTTATATTGCTGCCATTGCTGCTGGTGCAACTGGACGAATTTACTTCACTGAAGGTGAAGGTCTCTAATGTCTATCCACTGGGGAGGTCGTGGCGCTGGTCATGTTAGCCGATGGAGCCTTGCAACAACTGGCGCTCCTGCGCTTGCGCTTGATTTTATAACGACCACCTCTTTAGATAGCCGCATTACATTCACACGCGCATCAACAGCCACGTTTGTTGGCAGCAATGGGTTAATTCAAAGCGCTGCGATTAACGCGCCTCGCTTTGATTACGACCCTGTAACGCTTGCGCCAAAGGGATTACTGATTGAACAAGCAAAAACAAATTTGTTTTTGAATAGCCTTATTAATGGCACCGTGCTGTCAACGCAGAGCGTAACGGTAACTGCTGCTGCACATACAATTAGTTTCTACGGCACGGGCACCATTACGTTGTCTGGCGCTGCTACTGCAACAGTAGTAGGGACGGGGGTATATCCCAGCCGCCAGACGTTGACGTTTACACCGATTGCCGGTGTGTTAGTATGCACAGTTTCTGGCTCGGTTCAATACGCGCAAATTGAGGTTGGATCGTTTGCGACAAGCTTTATTCCGACTGGCGGTTCGACGGTGCAACGCAGTGCAGACGTAGCGACCATAACAGGCACGAACTTCTCTAGCTGGTATAACCAGAGTGAGGGAACCTTGGTCTTTGAAGGAAGCACTTTCAAGCCAACAACTGTTTCGCCCAGCGCCAATGTTGCAGTAGAAGCTAATGACGGCACCTTAAACAACCGCAATCTCATCCAGTATTTTAACAATGTTGCAAGTGCTCAGACTACTACGCTAGGCTCAGTCGTTTCTACCATATCGCAGACGTACATTGCCAGCGCGACAGACAAGCTTGCATACGCATATAAGACAAACGATTTTGCGTTTGCGCGGAATGGGGCGCTTGTTGGCACTGACACTTTGGGCAACGTTCCAGTTGTTAATCGTTTGGCACTTGGAAACTATCAAGGTCAAGCCTTCCTCAACGGCCACATCCGCCAGATCACATACTACAACACTCGGCTTTTAAATCCACAGCTTCAAACTCTAACTCAGTAGGATTTGAATGACGCAGATTCCAATCGTTAATGGCATCTACACGGACAATGGGCCGGACTTTCGCACGTCTTATCCTGTCAACATGATTCCAGTTCCAAAGAGCAATGGGATTAGCGAAGGCTTTCTGCGTCCTGCTGATGGTTTGGTAGCTAATGGCACTGGCCCTGGCATTGATCGCGGAGGCATTAACTGGAACGGTGTCTGCTACCGCGTGATGGGTTCTAAGCTCGTTACGGTGTCCAGCACGGGCGTTATAACGGTGCTAGGCGATGTTGGTAACAACGGTCAGCTAGTTACGATGGATTACAGCTTTGACCGCTTGGCTATCGCGTCGAATGAAGACCTGTTTTACTGGTCACCTAGCCTTGGACTTGTTCAAGTTACCGACCGTGACCTTGGCATCGTTCTGGATGTGGTTTGGGTAGATGGTTACTTCATGACCACTGACGGTGAGTTTCTCATTGTCACGGAACTAAGCAACCCGACGCAGGTTAATCCCCTGAAGTATGGTTCGTCCGAAATTGACCCAGACCCTGTTGTCGCATTGCTCAAGCTACGCAATGAGGTTTACGCGCTGAATCGGAACACCATCGAAGTATTTGACAACGTGGGTGGCGACCTATTCCCGTTCCAGCGCATTGAAGGCGCACAGATTGAAAAGGGCGTTGTCGGCACTCATGCTTGCTGCGTATACCTTGAAAACATCGCGTTCCTTGGTAGTGGCTTTAATGAAGCTCCAGGCGTTTATCTTGGCGGAAATGCCAAAGCGAACAAGATTAGCACGCAAGAGATAGACCAAATCCTGCTTGAGTTTACTGAAGTCCAACTGGCTACGGTCAAGCTGGAAGCGCGTAACGACAAGGCGCACGAGCATCTATATATTCACTTGCCCGATCGCACGCTTGTGTTTGACGCATCGGCAACGCAGGACTTAGGCCAGCCAGTTTGGTTTACTTTGACGAGCAGCGTGGTAGGATTTGAGAAGTATCGCGCACAGAACCTTGTGTGGTGCTATGACAAGTGGCTGGTTGGCGACCCAAGCAACACCAATGTGGGCTACATGGTTAGCAACATCTCAAGCCATTACGGTCAAAAGGTGCGCTGGGAATTTGGCACGACGATTGTTTACAACGAAGGTCGTGGTGCAATCATTCAGAACCTAGAGCTTGTTGGTCTAACTGGCTCAGTTGCCTATGGCACAGACCCGACAATCAACACCAGCTATTCGACTGATGGCGAGACATGGAGCCAACAGAAGTTTATTAATGCTGGCAAGACAGGACAACGCGCAAAGCGTTTAGTGTGGTTCCAGCAGGGTTGGATGCGTAACTGGCGCATACAGCGATTCCAAGGCACGTCAGACGCACATATGTCGTTTGCCAGACTAGAGGCGGCAATCGAGCCGTTGGCTTACTGATATGGTTAAGAGGCTTAATCTTACCCGCGATCAGCTTGCATCGTTTCTGCAAGACCATGAGCAGATTAAGCAGTTTGAGTTGCTGTTTTCGACTGTTGACACATTGGGCAATGTTACGATTGATGAGCTTAATATAGGTTCTGGCAATGCTACAGCGTCTGCAAACGATGCGTTGGCGCAGCTTTCGGCTGTATCGCAAATGCTTGAATTGTTGGTCACTGCCCCGCGAAACGAGCTTGGCACAATATCATCTCAAAACGCTGATGATGTAAATATAACAGGCGGTGAAATAAAAGGCCTTGATGTGCCTTTACCTGTTCTTTCTGGCGGCACTGGTCAATCCAGCTTTGTTAATGGTGAATTGCTGATAGGAAACACCACTGGTAACACGCTCACAAAAGCGTTATTAACCGCTGGCGCAAACATCACGATAACTGTTGGTGCCGGTTCAATATCGATTGCAGTGTCGGGCCTTGGGACAATGGCATTTCAAAACGTAGGTGTGTCAGGAACATTTATAACCGCAAACATTCCGCCCAAGGTCGTTACAGTGACCAACGGCATTATAACAAGCATCGTTTAGGGATAAGACAATGGCAGTAACCGTAAAAGCATTGATTCCAGCAAAAGAAGCTGAGAACGCCCAGACAACGCAATACACTGCGACAAACTGCCGTGCTATTATCGACAAGTTTACGGCCACTAACACTTCTGCTGGCAATGAAACAATCAGCGTAAACATCGTGGCAAGCGGTGGAACAGAGGGCAATGATAACCTAATTGTCGATACACGCTCTATTGCACCTGACGAGACTTACACATTCCCTGAGTTGGTGGGCCAAGTCCTTGACTCCGGTAACTTCATTTCAACAATCGCCAGCGCAGCAACGTCGCTTACAATTCGCGCTTCAGGTCGGGAGATAGTATAATGAAAAAGCCCATGATGATTATCGAAGGCTTTGCTGGTCTGCGTGAGAGCGAGCCATTCATCACAACCGCTGAGAACAAGAAAAACACCAAGGTCGTGATCGACGATTGGATGCTTGGCCCTGAGAACCCCAGCAATGAGCGTGGCGCTAATCCTGAATACTGGATTGCGCTTGGCAAGGCTATGCAAGTGGATGAGGCTGAAGCCCGTCGTCGTCGCTGCTCCAACTGCGAGTATTACGACAACAGCACAATGACCCAAGCAAAGATGGACAAGATACCTTGGAACCAGTGGGACGTTGACGCTGGATTCCGTGGCTACTGCCATAAGTTCGAGTTCGTTTGTCACGATTTGCGCTCTTGTCAAGCGTGGGAAGAACGAGAGTTTGAATTTGAAGATTGATTGTGTTATGGCTGGGCTACCGAGCGTTTACGAGCAACCGGTGGCTCATTTCTTGAAGGTGATGCCGTGACTGCTATATGCCGCACAAAAGACATTAAAACAGTCGAAGGCACACTCATTGAGCCCTTGACGAAAGCTTTTAATGAAGCTGATGTCCAGCGATTGGAATCGGCGTTTCTTGATCTTCCGCAAGCTGACTGTCCTATCACGCATCGCTTTTCTCCAGGCATTTACATCCGTGAAGTTGTCATGCCAGCAGATTCATATGTGGTTGGTCATCATCACAAGACTGTTCACTTCAACAATATGCTCTCCGGTCGCCTGACAATCCTAAACGAAGATGGCACAAAGACAGAGCTAGTAGCTCCTCAGTCATTCATTTCACCGCCTGGTCGCAAGATAGCTTACATTCACGAAGATGTGATATGGCAGAACGTGTTTGCAACTGATGAGCGTGACGTTGATGCGCTTGATGAAATGTTCTTAGACAAAAGCGAATCATGGCATGAATCAAAGAAGTTTAACGAGATGCTGTTAAGCTTTGATCATTCTGAAGACATTGCGGACTTTTACGCAGCGATTGAGCAATTTGGCTTTGATCCTGAAACGGTTCGGGAAATATCTGAATTAGAATATGACCAGATTCCATTCCCACATGGTGAGTATAAGGTTGCAGTTGCTGATAGCACTATTGAAGGCAAGGGATTGTTTGCATCTGGAAGCATTCCACAGTTTGAAGTTATTGCACCAGCATTGGTGGATGGGTTTCGCACACCAGCAGGACGTTATACAAACCATTCGAAGAATCCGAATGCGATGATGTTCCGTATGGAAAATGGTGATATATATCTAGTTGCAATGCGGGACATCGCTGGATGCAAGGGCGGAAGCAACGGCGAAGAAATTACAGTAGATTATCGTCAGGCTTTGATTGTGACGATAGGGGGTTATTGATATGAGTGCAGTAGCAGCAGCAGTTATTGGGAGCGCAGTTATCGGCGGCGTTGTGTCAAGCAAAGCAGCAAGTAAAGCTGGTGCAGCACAGGTGCAGGCGGCTGATAAAGCAGCGGAAGAACAGCGTGCAGCGCGGGAAGAAATGCGGGCATTGTTAAGTCCGTATGTATCCGCCGGAACTCCAGCTCTGCAAGCACAGATGGCAGCACTGGGGCTTTCAGGCCCAGAGGCGCAGCAAGAATACGTCACTGGACAAGAGCAAAACCCAATATTTCAAGCGTTGGCACGGCAGGGTGAAGAAGGTATTCTTCAAAACGCATCTGCTACTGGCGGACTTCGTGGAGGAAATGTTCAAGGCGCATTGGCTCAGTTCCGACCAGCATTGTTAAATCAATTCCTTGAACAGCAATACGGACGTTTAGCTGGACTTTCAACTCTTGGCCAAGCTTCTGCCGCTGGTGTAGGAACTGCTGGTATGCAAAGTGCAAATCAAATTGGGCAGGCTTATACGCAAGCAGGACAGGCGAGAGCAGGTTCTATTATGGGTCAAGCCGGTGCTTTTAACCAAGCTCTTAATACAATTACTGGCTTTGGCACTAGTGATAAAGGCCAAGCAGCAATCGGAAAGATTTTCTAATGGCTGAACCATATAATTACACTTTACCCAACCCAATGATTGCCTTTGAGCAAGCATATAATTTTGGGAATGCAATATCTGCACGAGAGGCTGAACAACGAGCTGCGCGTGAAAAGCAGGCACAGCAATTAGCAGAGCAACAAAAAGTTCAAACAGCATTGCAGTCTATTATGGATGATAGATCGCCAGAGAATATTGCTAAAAATATTTTGCTGGTTCCATCAATTAAAGAGCAGGTTCAGGCAAGTGAATCTGTATTAAATGAAGCAGAGAAAGCATCCGCTAATCGCCTTCGTTCAGAAGTCATTAGTCTATTTAAAGCGGGAAAGCCAACGATAGCGCGTGAACTCCTGCAAAGTCAGGCGGATGCATATGCTAACACTATCGGAAAAGAGAAAGAAGCAGCGGCTGCCAAATCACTGTTGAAGACATATGATACAGATCCTGAATATTTAATGACTACAATGGCCATTCAGTTAGCGCAAAGCGATGAAAAACTTTACAACAATCTTTTTAAAAATGCAGAATTAACCGCATTTCAAAAAAATTTAGTTGCGGCTAACATCGACCCCAATAGTCCTCGCGGCATTGCTCTCGCTGAAAACTTTGCAGTCAATCAAGCTGATCCGCTTGTTGAGATAATGACACCAAATAATACCAAATTTGTTGGGCCTCGATCTGAATATTTTCGTCGTTATGGTGAGAATGCTCCACAACCAAAGACTATTCCGTCACCCAAGAGTGCTGCTGAACGCGATGCGCTTCCCGCTGGGACGCAATACTACGCTCCTGATGGAAGTCTTAAAACGAAGGGAGGTCAGACTAGCGCAACGCAGTCTGGCAACTTTCAAGGGCAGTGATATTAACCCAATTGGTGACCTCGGAAATCTTGGGTTTCGCCCGACCAGTGGATTCAGAACGCAGAAGCATCAAGAGGCATTAGTCGCACAAGGATTGACAACAACAAAGTCTGGGTCACACCCTAAAGGTGATGCGCTTGACTTTTTCCCACCACAAGGAATGAAGATGTCCGAAGCGATTGCTCTGGTGAAAAGAACATACCCAGGCACTCGTGTTGCTGCTAGTAACAAAGGTGCATTACACATAACCTTCCCTGGCTGGGGTGGGGCTCCGGACGTAAGTCGTTCTCGTGAAAGATATGGTGATTAATATGGCGCAAGAATGGTGGACACAAGACGAAACGGTGCAACCGAAACAATCGGTTTCCGTTGGCGTTGAAATTCCTAACGAACCGGAAAAGCCTGAAAAGCCTACGGAAACATTTCGGGATGCTACTACGCAAGAAAAGATTGCTGCGCGTGTTGATCCCAACATGGCGTATCAAATTAATGAGGTAACTAAGGAATTAAAGGTGGTTGGTGGTCAACCAACTGCCGCTGCTGCTGGAATCCTTGACCCAAAAACTGTTGAAGGCCGCAAGCTTATTGCTACTGGCATTTTAAACAGCGTTGGCTTTAACCCAAGCACTGGTTTTGATCCAGTTTCCGAAATGATACGACAATCAACTAGCGGTGGTTTGCAGAAGGCGGCGGCTGGATTGGTCGGTTCTCTTACTGGAGAGCCAACGTCAGGCATGGAAGAAATAAGTAGGCTCAAAGCTATTGCATCAGACATGACGTTGCAAATGTCTGGCGGCAGCCTCGGCGCTGGTATGTCTAATACTGACCGTGATTTTATCAATGAACGTATGGGCGATATTGCGAATCCTGACAAGACAGCGGGTGAACGTCTTGCTGCATGGGGCGAAGTTAAAAAACGCTTAATGACAATTGCTGAACTTCAAGCGGGTGAACAAGCTGGTGCTGCTGGCGCTGCTACTGGTGCGGCTGCTGCACCGCCGTTGCAAGTCGCAACAGGCGTTACATTTTCGACAGATCAAGATATTGCAAATGCAATGGCTCTTAATCAGCTTTGGGCTAATGGAGCGTCTATTGATGAGATGAATGCAAAGTCAATTGAATTGACTACATCACCACTGTCTGAGCAGAGCGTAAATTTTCTTCGTGCCAATATAAACAATCGCAACATACCAGCGGTCTCACCAGCTTCGTCTGGACAGCGTGAAGGCGGCGCTCCAGGTGAATTGGCAGCAATCGGCGCTGGCTTATTTCGCGGAGGAACGGCAAATCTTGGTGAAGAACTGGTCAACGTATTTGATCCAGCCGCTGCTGCAAAGCTTCAGGCTGCAAGCGAATATGCCCAAAGCGAAAGCCCATATATAACCACAGGTGCAGAATTAGTTTCTGGAGCGCTGACTCCGTTATCTGGCCTTGGCAATCTTGCGCGTGGGGTTGGCCCTATTGCACGAGAAGCACTATCCGGCTTAGGTTACGGCGTTATGTATGGCGCTGGCGAAGCTGATCCAAGTGCTGGTGTTAAAGACCGCCTTTCAGGTGCATTAATTGGTGGCGTTACTGGTGGTGCAGGTGGCGCACTGGGCGGAAAGATTGCTCAAACGCTTGGTGGTGGAAGCGCTGCAACGCAAGAAGCTGTTCGAGCTGCTGAGGGGGCTGGTATCCCTGTCATGGCATCTGATGTTGCTCCTCCTGCCACATTTGTCGGTAAAGCCGTGCAACAAGCAGGTGAGCGCATTCCTTTTGTTGGCACTGGAGGAGCAAGATCAGCGCAACAAGAGGCGCGAGGCGATGCTGTAGTTTCATTGTTGACCGAATACGGTGTTAGTGATCCAACTTTAGCGAAAAAGGTCGCAACGTCTTTATCGGATACGCGAAAAGCTGAGATTAAAAAATATAAAGGCATTAAGGATGAGGTTATTAATCCACTAGCATCTGCTGGGGTGGTTCCTGTCAATAATGCAATTCAAGCAATTGATGACCAAATTATACAGCTTGGTCGCCGCGCAACACCAGCCGCTGATGAGGCAATAGCTGAATTAGCTAACATTAAGACTACTCTCCAAGGCCGTGATTTGTTTGCTTTGGAAGCATATCGTGCGGATGAACTTAGCAAGGCTTTTGCTGATGAAGCTAAATTTTCTGTAGCAGCCCGTGACATTGGTGAAAAAGCATTACGCGCCATTTATGATCCAGTGCGTAAGGATATGGGTGAGTTCATCCAAGCCAACGGTGGCCCTAACGATTTCGTTAAATGGAAAGTAGCAAACAAAAAACTTGCTGACGGTGCTGATGAGCTTAGAAACTCCACTCTTAAAACCGTATTGAAGGATGCTAACCAAAAACCAGAAGCGGTTTGGAGATTGCTGTTTAGTAGCAAGCCAAGTGATGTCGCTACACTGTATCGCAACCTTGATGACCAAGGTAAGGCGTCTGCTCGCTCCGCAATCATGGATAAGGTATTTCGTGACATTGCAGGTGAAGGTGGAACCATTGATGACGTAACGCCTGAAAAGTTTGTTAATGCTATGCGTAAGCAAGGGGCGCAGCTTCGCATTTTCTTTAACGGAGCAGAAGCGGATCGAGTTCAAGGGCTTATCAAGGCGCTTAAATTAACTTCGCGTGCTGGACAGGCAAATGTTATGACACAAAGCGGTCAGCAAGTAGTTCCAATTGCGAGTGCTGCTGGTTTAGCTGGACTTGTGTCTGGACTTCTTGGAGATGCTGCAACGGGCTTTACTACTGGTGTTTCCACGCTGGGTGCTGCTGCAACTATTGGCGGACTTGCACGCATTCTTGAAAGCGGCCCAGTTAAAAATGCGTTGATAGCTATGCAAAAGGCAAAGCCAGTCGATGAGAACAAGGCAGCGCAACGCGTAATAGATACAATTCGTGCATCTTCCGCTCAAGCAGGTGGAAATCTACCTTCTTCTGAACCGATGCCACAATGACCTTTCGCAGTAACATAATTTCGGCTATAAGCCCAAAGACGCAAGGGATTAAGTTCTAATGACCGCTCTCTCTATACAAGTCCCATATCCTGTATTCTATGATCGAGATGGACAGCCCCTAGACAATGGCAACATCTATATTGGTGTCGCTAATCTTGATCCTGTGGCGAACCCACTTCAAGTCTATTATGACGAAGCTCTAACGATTACAGCCAGCCAACCACTTGTGACTAGCAATGGCTATATCTATCGCAATGGAACACCAACGCAGCTTTATGTAAACGCGACTGATTTCTCTATCACTGTTAATGATAGCAAGGGCCTGTTTGTTTACAACTTTCCAGAAGCAACTGGAATCATAGCCTACACTGGCGCACAGACTGTTGAATATGATCCGCCATTTGTTGGAGCGCTGACTAGCGGCTACACGGTTTCGGATAAACTTTCTCAGACTATATCGGTCAATGATTTCGGTGCTGTTGGCGACGGCGTTGCGGATGATACAGCTGCTTTTACCGCAGCTTTTACGGCAGCTGGAACTAACGGGTGCGTTTACGCGCCTACTGGTACATATAAAATTTCATCTGAAGTGACAGTAACCTGTTCTTTTTATGGTGACGGCGCTGGAACAGTTATCAAACCAGCGGGCCAACATACAGCGCTGATTATCCGTACTGGCCGCGCAGGTCAAAACATGGCTGGTTATGTAGGAAAGTTTACCATTGATTTCGCTGATGTGACGCCCAAAAACAGTGACTGCATTGGTATGTGGTTGTCTAAGGGAACTACCCCTGCGGGTTCCTCGGGCTGCAACAATGTTTTATTCGAAGATATTTTTATATGGCAAGCCTATCGTGGCATCCAGATGCTGGGTACTGATCTAGGCAACCTATGGACAACAACATTCCAGAACCTGCTTATTTTTGGTAGCACTGACTACGGTATATATATTGATACTAATGGCTCGAATGGTTCTCTAAACGTCTCTTTTCAAAATGTTACTTGCGACGGGTGGACTATACCTACGGGAAAAGGCGCGTACATACGTGGCATAAGCAACGTAAAATATTTTGGTACGGCAACCGGACTTACAGGTGGCGAACTTTCTGCTTTCGCCATGCTTGATTGTAGCAATGTTGACGTTAGACTTCAGATAGAAAATATTACTACGACAGCAAATCTTTCTACTGGACTAGTCGGATTTGCTAACTGTCCGAATGTTGAACTTAGTTTGCAGAGCCAGACCTGTACGTTTAACCCAGGAGCAGGAAACCAAAGCGCTTATATTTATGTTGACACTAACGTAAAGAATTTTATCCTAAAAGCTTTTTGGCCAAACTCTGACGTTTTTTCATCCGGCACAACATATAAGGTAAACTGCCAAAACGGAGGCGCGTCGAATACACGCATGGTTATTCTTGACCATAGCGTGCTTCCCGCTGATGTTAAGGCGGTAGCAACCGTCTTAGATAATTCTGTGCTTGCCGGAACTAATTATGCGTTGCAAAACACTTCGACTACTCGCCGCCTACAAGCATTAGACGTAAACGTCCCTAATGCGACTGCGACCAATCTTGTAACTGTTGCGGACTATGCTGGCCGCCCTTACCAGGTTGCGGCGCTATATCTCATTCAAGGTTCGTTTTCAGGCAACAACACGGAAGGTTTTACCGATCTTGTTCTTGTGACTGGTGTCGGTCAAGCTACTGCACAGACTGCAGTTACGGTTAGCAGCAACTCAATCGGCGGAGGTTCAGCACGAACTTATAGCATCTCTGGTGGCTTTTTACGGCTAACAATATCACCTGGCTCTGGCTTTTATATTGTGTCTGCAACCGGATTTGACCAAGCAGGATCGGCAAACTAAGATTGCCAGACTGCATTAAAATTAGGTGATAGCTGTGAGTGAAACAAGTGTACTAACCGTTAAAATAGATATGCTTCACAATGATGTGGTTGAAATGAAAACCGCATTGAGTGAGTTATCAAAGGCAATCACCAAGCTGGCGCTCGTTGAAGAACGCCAAGCGCAGACGGCTGACGCAATGGAACGTGCATTTAAGGCTATCGGCAAGATAGAAGATCGCATCTCCGCATTGGAGCTTGCAGCGCCTAAGACAAAAGAAACTAACGCTTGGGTGGATAGATTCATCTTGGCTTTGGTTATGGCTGTGGCAGGCTTTATAGGCACTAAATTGGGACTGTTATGAGTGAACCTAGCTGGCTGAAGATCGCAAGGTCTTATGACGGGCTGAAAGAGATTCCAGGCCCACGTCATAACCAGAAGATTATTCGCTGGCTAGTAAAGCTAAAGGCTTGGTGGAGCAATGACGAAGCACCTTGGTGCGGTGTCTTTGTTGCCCACTGTATGCAGGAAAGCTGGCTGCCGTTCCCCCAGTTATATATGCGTGCAAAAGCATGGTCTGATTATGGCTCATTGTTGCGCCGCGATAGACTAGCGCCTGGGGCAATCTTGGTTTTTGATCGCGCTGGCGGTGGTCATGTTGGCTTCTATGTTGGCGAAGACGCTGGATTCTATTATGTGTTGGGTGGAAATCAATCCAATGCTGTTAATGTAATGAAGCTGGGCAAGTCCCGTCTTGTTGCATCGCGCTGGCCCAAAGGTGAGCCTGTCATTGGCAAGCCAGTATATTTGAACGGTGGATCAGTTTCCACCAATGAAGCGTAAAGGAAAAAGACATGAAGAAGGAACAATTATTTGGAATCGTTCGTACTGTGGCTGCGGCTGGCTTTGGCTATCTGGCTGGAAAAGGTCTCATCGATGGTGCAACGGTTGACCTGTTGGCTGGGGCGGTAGCAACCATCGGCGTTGCTATCTGGTCGTTTGTCAGTAAGCAGCCTGTAGCTGAAGTCGCAGAGTAATGAAGTTTCTGACGCTCTTGCTGGGTGTTCTGGACAAGCTGTTGGGAGCTTGGGCGGAGCATCGTTGGAAGCGGCAAGGGCGTCAGGAAACTATCAAGGAAATAAACGATGCCATCAACGAGCAAATCGCACTTGGCGAAGCTGCTATTATCGTCCCTGATCCTGAGCGCACTGAGCGGCTGCGCGACCGTTTCGACCGTTCCCGTAAATAGCTATTGTGCTATTGCAAAACCTATCACCTATGACGCAAAGCAAGACACGCCCGAAACGGTAGCTGAAGTCGAGCTGCACAATAGCGTTTTTGTCTGCTTGTGTGAGGATGATTGTCCGAAAGGCAGCTAAATGGGACTTCCATTAAAAATTGATGAAGCGTTGCTTGCATACGCTACGCCTCGCCAGCGCGAAGTGCTAGAAGCAGTCAACTTGCATGGAAGCGCAATGGCTGCGTCACTTGCATTAGGTATTAATAAAGGCGCTGCCAGCGATGCCTACAACGCAGTCATAAAGAAAGCTGCCCGATCTGGTTACTCACCAGAACATGACTTCACCAGACCCGTTCCTGAAGGCTATGTAGCCAAGGGCGTCAGCACCTATTACAACAA